TTGTCCTATAAAATCGCCTTTAGGCAAAGGTAACAGCCCGTCGCCTGACAGTTCATCCCAGTGATACAAAACCATATCTTCTTGCCAAAACCCAGTACTAGTATCAGCAGGGCCGTGCATAATACACGGACTCCACGGCGGAACTTTACACGGTGTAATCGGTACAACAACATCAACATCAAAATCTAAAAGCCGCATAAGCAAGGTTGGTTCAAACGAATGATCGTCACCCAAAAACCAAACCCAATCGCCCACCATCGCTTTAATGCCACTATTAAAGTTTTGCGTTATATCACAGCTACGCACAATGTTTAACTTGGTGCCTACAGGTGCGCCAAGATTATCTAGCGACATTGTAAAATTGTAGTATCTAGGCTGGATAGCTGCAGCCACAACTACTGTGCCGCAAGCGTGCCTTGTATCAGTCAAATGAACCATGTACCCCTCCAGGTTTAAGGTGGCTGATAGGCTCAACCACCAGAAGCCGTTACGCTTATGCGTTACTTAACAAGACTCCACCTGTAGTACCAGCTGTATAACTTTCAGCAAGAATAGCGTCAGCAGTCGCTGTTGAAGCAATGCCGTCGCTGCCTACTGGGAAATAGCAACGCAATACTTGAAACGAACCATCCACGGTTTGACCAGTAGTGTTAATCCCTACCGTCATAACTGTAGTAGCCGATGTAGGCGTGATAAAATCGCAATCACGTGCCATTACGCCTAGTGTACCGGCATTGGATGAAAGAATAGCCGCTGCCCATGCAGCAGTACCTTTCAACTGGAATGTGCTTTGCTCAATAGTTAAACCGTGAGCTGTTCCAAGCACGTTAACACCAGGGCCGTTCGCTCCTGACGCAGCAGCAGTACCTGATAAGAAATAGCAGCGACTTACCAAAACATCTTCTAGCAAATCAGCAGTTACACCAGCAGGAACAGTTATTCCATAAGTAGTAACTGAAGCTGTAGCTATCAAATGGAACGTGCAATCATGCACGTATGCTCTGTTAGCCGCACCAGACAACGGAGCGAGACTGATCCCACGTCCACCAGCAGCCGGAGGGGCGAAGTGAATGTGTGCAATCTCAGTATCTGTCGCTGAGACTGTGAAAATAATACCAGCAGTCGCTGTGCTAGTAATTTGCGTCTTCATACGCTTACCAGCAGGACCACGAGCATTTTCTAGCTGGTTATTGCCAGGAATACCTGTAAACGTTAACCCAGCTTTTGTAATCGCAACCGTGGCACTCACCGAGTGTGAACCAGGCATGAGAATAATCACATCGCCGACGTTCGCATCTGCCAACGCAATCGCTCTGTTTACTGTTCTAACTGCCCGTTCAGGCGAAAGACCGTCATTATCGTCTGACGATTCATACGCCTTGCCTTCTACTGTATATGAGTTAGAAGGTGCAACCCAGAAATACCTACCAGTCGTGACAGGGAGTGTTCCCCAAAACGAACCATACTTCGTCAAAAAAGCCATACCTATCCTTTTGGCACTATTCGAATCCGCAAGCGTTACGCGCCCCTAACGTGCGTCAGAATTATTTTGTATAAGATTGGTCGATATCTGAATTCGCCCACATCTTCTTGCGAGGTTTCTTTGGCTTCATGCTATTGACTTTCGCCAACCCTACCTCACTCTTTTTTAACAAATCTTTTTTCATATAACCTTTGGAGCCTAATGGAGGAATCCAACCCCCGTCATTACCGTACAAAGGGAATATCCTAGCACTGAACGAATCAGGCCCCGAAAGCGACTCGCCTACCTATCTTGCGAAATGCCATTGGGCATTTGTCAGTAGGCCAGAACCTTTTAGCTGACTTCAGCTCCAGCAATCCATCTCCAATTCAGCCACATATACGAATATCGGCAGTACGCACGCCACTTGGCTACGAAACTGTCGAACTCTTCTGCCTTGCCAAATTCAAGAGGAATACGGTCAAACCACACTAGCCACTGCTTCGCGTTCTTGCTGTCTAACATAAACCAATTGTTCGTGTCAGTCAGGAACTCCCAATCCGTGCCAGACCACCTGCCATTACCCTGAGGGTTGTAGGTGTTATTCGCACTCGCAGGATCTTTCTGAGACTTCAGAATCTCATCCGCCCTGTCAGCAAGCTCAATAGGATACAGGAGCTTATCCGGCATCACACTGATCTTGTTGGCCACGTCTCCACGGAACCCCCTCATCTGAGTGCGAAGTGCGGAAATTGCTGTGGCAGAAAACGCACTGGTGACATAGTTATCAAAACCAGTCGATGTAGACGCACCAGAATTCGTTGTGTGGTTGTCACTACATAGCGAAACGGCTTCCGTATTCGTATAGAAAAACGTATCCACGTTGAACGCAAAGTTGAACACTCTGGCTCCGTGACCCTGGCGTGTTCGATTGTACGAATTCGCCAACGCGGGAGACTTACGCTCCCAGATACCATGTCGGTCATCATCATACATCTGTCGAGTCACCTGGAACCCGTTGACAAATGCCCGATGCTCCGCAGTCACGTCATAGCCTTGTGCCTGACTCTGATAGTTCACAGCTCCGTTAAACTCAGAGAAATCTCCAAGCTCACCGATACCAGACCACTTCTCAAATGAATCCTTCGAAGTATCCATCTGATAGAACTCACTGATACGGTCTGACAATTGATCTAACTCATTGTAGAATAGCTTGGTAATGCTCTTATCGAGCAAATCACCAAAACTACCAACATCCATTGGACTTCCCATTACTCACCTATGCCGATGTTAAATTTTATGCTAACGCTGAACCTGAGAAAACACCATCTGCAGCGAGGACGTGCAAGTAGCTATTTCCTTTACCGTTCAGTTCCATGTCCACACACCGAGCCGCAGCACCAGTAGCCGCAAGATCAACCCTGACGTTCTTCAAGTCAGTGCTCATCGTTAAGCCCTTCGTACCAACGGTATACCCGATTGTGTGATACTTGTTCCCAATCGTATTAGCCGCAAACGGCATCACGACGGTTACAGTCAATGTGGTTGTCGTCGAGGTAATCTTCCGTGACGCTCCACCTTGACCTGAGACATACCACGCCGTTCCTTCATCCATATCCGGCGAAGAAGGATCTGTATCACCAGCTGTTCCTACAATGGTCAACCCGTTCGAGGATGCTGTACCCACTGTTCTCTCTTCAACCACGCCACCAGCAGCAGAACCCACCATCAACGCACGGTAGACCGCATCAGGATTGATGACAACCGACTGCAAATACTCCACGGCACCTTGCACTGTGCTGTACGCCACTGGAATAGCGGATGCGAGGATTGCATCCAACGTGACGCCTACAAAGTCAGCCCACGAGGTTGTCGTAGACGTACTCAGTCCAGTTGCACCAGCCGCCGCTACTAGGACAGCAATGCCTGAGGCATGCCCAGCCGCCATCTTGTATTTCTTGATTGTCGGCGCTCCACCACCTAAAAGATATTCAAATTGCATAATTACCCCTGTAAGCATAGTAACGTATGTTACTTGCTATTAAAGACACATCAACGGATTGTCTTATTTATCCTTGCTACTTTAATTTTGCCATTGCCTTAATCTGAGCTGTCCGTGTAGCCCGTCGCTCAGCCGCCGTACTGCGTACATCATGATATGTTTCAGACCAGAAGTATGCTGCACAACGAGGATCAAATGTATAGCATCCATCACACTTCGCCTGAACTATAGGAAACTCTTTTTCCTTTGCATAGCCAAGCCGACCAGGATTAAACTTTGGTTGACAGAATGAACAGAGAGTTATGACCTTCCGCAACGCGCAAAGATCATGAACCCAGCTGCCGCTAGTCCTGCCAGTCGTCTTCCCTGGTGCTTCCATTGCCTGTGTGACTTCTGTTTTCGTAAACTCTCTCGGTACATGAATTGTTACGCCCATCATCGGCTCCGTTTAGACTTATCGAACTTTAATTCCTCAACAACGTCTTTCCATCCACCTCTATACCGTCCAGCATTCATCATCTTTTTATAATGCGTGACTTGCGGTAAAGTTAATCCATCAAGGAGCGCTTGATCTTTATTCGTGGAGCGCCTAGGCGGTGTCCCACCTGGCAATTCATGTTGAGTCTCACGCTTAGGTGAGGCAGTCCGTTTGGTCAACGAGTCAATGGGACCATAGACATTACGCAACGCGGTCAACTGCAAGGCCTTTCGTTCGGAGTCACTAATCTTAGAAGAATCCACTCCTTGGACTGAAGCAAGCCAGTCAAACTCTTCATCAAGTCTCTGCCGGTCGGCGGAATCTTCCTGAAGAATGGCGGGAACAACAGCTACATAGTCGTTAATGTTCTTTGACAAGGCTTCGGTTCTAGTGGTTTGTCTAAGCTCCTGCCCGTAATCACCTTTTACTTTATTTGCGACTCGACGGGCTATGATTTCCTCACGATGGGCTTCTGCCTCGCCTCGCGTGATTTTACCTTGAGCAATGAACTCTTCCAGTTGCGGCCACGAATACTCTGTCTCAGCAGGTTCAGCCTTCTTACTTCCACTAAGCAATTCGATTTTCGTTTCCGCAGCTAGTAATCGTTCTCTCAGTTCTTGTGCTTCACGCTGAGCTTGTTTCCCTTGTGCGTAAACTTGTTCAAATCGTCTTCCTTTAGGGGCTAAGGGATGAACCTTAGGCTCTGGTGCTGGCTCATCTTCTACAACAGGTTCAAGAAGTGGCTCCGCGTCATCTTCCGGTTCCTTTGAGTCAGCTGGTTTTGATTCGATCTTGTCATCTGGTTTCGTCTCAACTTCCACGTTACACCTCTGCAGAGCTTAGGGTGCTCAGATACCCGCGTACTTATAAGTACGAAATTTAGTTAACCACAGTGCCGGATGGAATCGCGCCTTTGGACTCTGCTATGATTTGTTCTGGCAAAAGCAGAGCGCCTTTCAACGCATCCGACTGACCTTTGGTATAGAAAAACTCGAACTGTTGAAGCTTTAACATGTCGTCTTGCACACAACCAATGCCCTTCGTCGCAACAGCTTGGGCATGGGCATCGTACTTTTCGATTAACGCTTGCATCCCGCGTATCATCTTGTCGAGGTGTGCATCGCCTGTATTGGCCGCTTCGCTTTCTACTTGGTCAAGCAACCTGCGCGGTTCAGCTTTCAACGCTTCCTCAGTCAACTTTCCTTCACGAAACTTTCTGAAGTCCTTCACATCTATAGACACTGTACTTCCCCCCTGTTATAGTATTTGTGATATGCTCTCCTGTGATTCTTATGTTTCAAAAAACTTTTTACTAAGGTCTTTATTTTTAACCGTCGTCGCTTACACATGAATGTAAACAAAGTTAACATCCAGGCAATAGCTCTACGGCCAGAAATTTCTACTCTATAAAAAGGCTTACGATCTACTTTGTATTGATACGGACCTGTTACGTGAGTGTTAAGAAGACCAGCTAACTTTATCAAAACATCTTTGTCAGTCATCACTACTACAAAATGTGGAGACCAACGTGGCTTTTTCTGTTCACGGAAGCAGCCTTCGCCTTCGGCTAGGCCAGCTATACATGCCAAGTCTTTAACCGCGACTGACATACACCCCTCCAGGTTATAACCGTGATAACATTGCTCCGCATACGTCACACTTCGTAGGCATAGGATCTGGTACAGAGACATTTCTAAAAAACCCAGGTCGATCTTCTGCTTCTACCTCTGACACTGTGCCTTTGACCATATTGCATGTGGCACAGCCTACTGTAAATTGGCTAGTCTGTTTCATCCGTTCTGGCCTCCGCCAGCTCCAGGCAACGACTCGTCTAACATCTCTTTGCCCTGTACAGGCGGATTCCCGCCAGGTCCAACGTTAGGAGGTCCCCCTTGCGCTTGTGGTCCAGGCTGTGTTGCCTGCTTCCCACCTGCCGCACCAGGACCACCTCCTAATTGCTGTTGCATGGCTGCAGCATTTTCCATCATCTTTTGCTGCTCTAACATTTGCTGCATCTCCGCAACTCGCGTAGCCGCGTACTGTCCAAGCATCTGCGTTTGCATCGGCGTAAACACATCAAGGTTTGCAGGGTCACTGACAAACGCTTGGAGCTTCTGCAGATGTTCAGGCAACGGCTCCATAGGCCCACCATACGGATAGAAGCCGTTCATGATGGACTGTATCGCGTCTTCAACAGAGATCTTCGGACCACCTGCATATGGATCATTCGTCGGAGACGTAATGTACTTGATAAAGTCTTGTCCACGAGCCTTGATAAAGTCAGCCAACAGTGTATGAAGATTCTGAGGCGTCACAATCCCAAGCTGGAACAAGAGCGGATTGACTAAGATACCAAGCATGTCTTGTAAGGCTGAAGTTGCAAGCGCACGGTTTGTGTTTAGAATGCTTGCACCGAATTCAAACTGGAACCTGCCAGAGATAGCTTCTCTGTTGGTAATCTTGATATACGGATTCTTATCAGGCGTTACACCTGTGCTGATACGAAACTGTTTCTCTCTCGGTAGAAAGACTTGATTCAGTTCGTGGAACTGCGCCCAGATTTCAGCCAAGCCACAGAAGAACCTCCGCAAGACTCGTTCAGGTCGTGCGTCTCCTTGTTGTAGCAAGGACTGCATGTTGGACGTGGTACGTAAAGCGGAAGACTTTCCCTGCGGCACACCGCCGAGCTGCAGTTGTCCAACCAAAGTAGTTTGGTCAAGGATCTGACTAACAAGCGTGATGATGTTATTTCCAAATGCTGCCATCCCTTGAGGAAGTGTTGGATAGAATACGTCATCCTTCGGAGAATTCGTCGGATACAAATCACCAGGACCTACGCGAATCACTTCAGGTCGAATCCCTGACATAGGCCGATAAAATCCCCACGGCGTATTTGTCAAGTCGCCGTTATCAATCATCTGGTCAAACGTCTTCTTGATGATATCGTAACCAGACTCCATTAACTCGATTAACCCGATAGCATAAAACTGTCCGTTGACAGGAATATACTTTGCCATTGCGAACGGTCTTCGCATCGGAACAGCCGGATATACTTCAGTCAGGTAACGCGCTCGCAAAAAGATTTCAGGCTCTTTCAAAAACCAGTAAACAACTTCTTCTTCAAACCCGTCATTATCAAGATCTGCCCTGCCAAAGAACGTCAACCGAGTCAACGGCTCGTCTTCAGGTTCAGAAGGATTATCCGCACTGACGCCTGCAAGGTCATCCGTTAACTGCTTTTGGGCGAGCGGATCTCTCGCGTCACCAATCGGCACTTTCGCGTTTTCAATTTTGATCTTGTCTTCCTTGGTGACTTCATCATAGAATCCAGAATCAACCAGCTTCAGCACTTCGTCTCTGCTAGGATAATCCACCATGAATACGTGTGGAGCACCTGTCGGATTCGACATGCTCTGAGGCTGCAGATTCTCGCACCGTGCCGGTACAACAATATCTTCTAGCTCCTTCGGGATAAGCGAGGGACCATCGAATATCGTTTCTTCTTTATGACACACGAGTTGAACCTGATCTTCTTCAGAGTCTTGGTATACGTCAATCTTCTCTGTTACATCATCGCCGGTCAGTGGGTTTTGAGTCCGAATAATCCAGTTCCACGGAGCTTTTGTGCCAGGAAGGATCGTTGCCTTTGGATACAACTCCATCAGCTTCTTCATCAACCACGCATCCCACGATACTCCAGCTGCAGGATAGTCAAGAACGTTTGTTCGAGTCACCTTCTGCTTCTCTTTGATATATGGAATATAGGCAATGAACTGTCCATCCTGACAGAACGACGAAATCAAATTACCAACGCGAGTCTCACCTGCGTTCTCAACAAAGATTTGATGATCCAAGAGTTGATCGACCGTCTTTTCTTTTGATTCAATGTCTCGATTCGCACCCTTCGCGTTCATGACAGGACGAGTAGACAGCACAGCATTATGAAGGGTGTCTTCTGTTCGTTGTACGTCAGTCATGATGATGGGAAGATGGGCGTTACTCGCGTTCTCCCACGGATAAGTCTTCACCTCTCGCCAGCCACGATACTTCGCAGTCCGTTGAATACGATTCTCAGCCCACTCTGACCTATCATCAATATCCAGCGTATATTTCTTAATCAAGCTTGCCAGGACCTTTTTAGGCTCTTTGACAAGCGAGCGTGTTCTTTGTGGAGGCTTGATCGCGAACCCTATCGGTTCTTCACCTTCCATCACAGGCTCGCCCGTAGGAGGAGTCAACTCTGATGTGGCTTCCTCTGGTACGCCTGTTGGAGGCTGCAACTCGTCAATGCCTGCCATAGTTCACCCTTTCGCTGACTTTATAAGTAGCACTCCCACGCTCACGCCGATAGACTTTTGGAGTCATGTTGGCGCTCGTGGGTAAATAGTTCATCAAATACTTTAGCAAGGCTGGATAGTCATCGTGCAAGGCCAGCGGCACTTGCATTTGATCTTTGCCTTCTTCGTTCTTTCGATCAGCCCACACATACCGCTTCATCTGAAACGCAACATCGGTGCACGAAGGATCAGCACGAAGACGTGTACGCTTGAAATAGGGATCTGGTTTAATAAAGTCATTCAACCGTGCACGTCCAACCGAGCTGTCATCAGCAAGATCAAAGTGAAGTCCGACGTTATCAAACTCACGCTGCCAAGTTAATTCTCGCGTAGCTCCACTTGGGCTACCGCCCATATTGGGGTCCATCAAGCGAATCACATGACGATACTGCAACAGTTCTTCGACTTCTTTTACCGTGTCACGCACGGCTTCCGCTCCACCCTCAACCTGTTTAGACGCCACGATTTCATAATCTTCATTCGGCGTCACCTGGACCCATAACAAGAAATGTGGTTTACGTGGGTGAGGGTCAAGTAAGCATATGCACGTCCAAAACGGATTTGGCGTACATGGTTCAACATTGTTGTAGTCAATCACCGCTATACCAAGACAGTCGGAACAAGCATGCTCCGTCGTCAATAAGACAATCTTGCCACAGTCGAAGCACCACGACTTAGGCTGATCGGTAAAATCAGGATGAATCCTGTTGCTGAATCGAATCGGCAATCCGTAAATACGCGAGTTACGCTCCGTGGCACTCATTTGTGAAGCACGAGCCGCAATCTCATCTTGGTCGAGATGTTTGTTCATCGTCGAGAAGATGTTGATAACTTCTACCTGTGGGTCTTTTAACAACCCAGGCATACCCTTGTCATAGACTTCGTCGAAGATCCAATCAACGGGGAGTGCTGGATTGTCAGGCCAGGTCATCGACACAACCATTGTCGAACCCTTCCCGCCTCTCATCACGCGAGCCCTGTTCTCTTTCCAGATCGCAAACTTCGGCGGTTCATCGTGCAAGCAATAATGAATATCGCCTGAGGCAAAGTCCGACGAGTCTTGGTCGTACGACATAAACTGGATGGTCGAAATGCCTTCAACCTTGTCAGTCTCAGGGTTTCGATACAGCACTTGCAGCATTCTTAATTTTGTGCTGTATGACTTTTTCCAATCGCCGTTTAAGAGACAGTGCTTCGGAATCCATCCCCAATGCCCGCGTTCGCCTCCTGGGTTTTGTGGATCGCCACTCCAGTTCCAGTGCTGCAGCTTCGGTAAAATGATAGGTTCCAACACTGTCGTCAGCGATTCGCAAACGACTCTCATGTGAATAGGGCCGCGCAACTTTTGTCGTGGATATGTAGCCTTTAGTGAAGCGGGTACGATGCCGGTGCATCTAATGATCCCTTCTACAAGTGCGTGCTCTGTCTTGCCTGAACCGTTCCCGCCAAATATGCCGATTGTACCAACCGTTAGTTCATGGATCTTGCCGACTTCTTTGTTGGCTGGTTCATAGTAATGCAGCGCGAATTCTTTCCTGTCTACTTCTTGTAATTCAAGAAGTTGGCTTGCTGTTTTGAGCAAGTCATCATCCGTCAATGTCGAAAAGTCTTGCTGTGCATCTATTTTCATAAACTCACGGTAATACCACGGCAGTTGTTTTTAGCGAGTTATTGTTAACCAACCCTCGTCGCTTTAACTCGTCCATCAAGCGAGGAAGTACGCTCGCCATCGCGGTTCGATCATCGTTGCCGATAATCACGGTCGGTTGTCCCTGTAAGACAAGCGACTTGTCCAGCATGATGCCTTCGTAGATTCCTATTTCCTTCAGACTTGAGAATGCGAGCAGTTCAACCAGCTTGTCGTCAGTCAAGAACCTGTCCAGGACGTTCAGCCGACGAGTCACACGTCGCTGCAAGGATTCTTTGCTGACAGAATACGCTGTCTCTTGCGTGCCTCCGCCGTCATATTCAGCCGCAGTCATGTTGGCTTTCTCTGCTTCAGCCATTGCCTTGCGGAATACGACTAGTGCTTTGCCTGTCAGATCCTTCCCAGGTTTCTTTATATCAGCTTTAAGCGAAGTCTCTTCGCACACACTGGGCATATCAAACTGAGCCAGCGGATTCTTCCTGGGCCTCCCGCGTCCACGTTTGGGCAATGCCGCAGGGAGGGACTGCGGCACCACCACAACAGGCACAGCCGATGCTGTCTTAGCGACTTTTATTACATTACGTCGTACCTGTTTCATTTAGTAACTAATCCTTCAAATGCTTCTGGCGAAGCCAGCTGTGGAACAGTGCAAACTTCTCTAGATCCTTCGAAGTCGAGTGACAGATGTTTATAAGCGATAAATTGACCCTGTTGATCTAAGCAGTTACCGTGACAGTTATGCCCACCAGAAAATTTCTCAGGCCACTCCAGGGCATAGACACGTTCGCTTTCTGGTAGTTCTTTACCAGCAAAATCCATCCGATGTTTCACGACGGCATATGGATGAGCCTTGATGTGACTCCAGGCCATAAAGCCGATGTCAATCTGAGCACTGTCCTCGATATATACCTTGTCACCAACCTGCAACATTATCCCCTCCAGGATCTATTTATCCCTACCTCGTACATACGCAGAAATTCCAAGTACAGCCATAATCATCAGCCACACATCGTTAGGCACCACGATAGGTATAAAACCAAGCGGAGCCAAGTATGAAGCCAGGATGTAGTTATTGATAAGCAAGGCCACGCCAGTAAACCCAAACAGTGGCCTCCACGACCATTGCAGCCAATGCTCTGATTTCGCTTCAGCCTGCATTGTTGCGTTTACAGCTGTTGCTAATTGAGAGGCATAGCTTAAGCGAGCCTGCTCTATGGCCGTTTCGAGTTCTAGTACCTTCGTTGGATCTGCTTTGAACGCGGAGACCGCGTCTTTAATCGCCTCACCAAATCCGATGATAGCGCCTTGGGCTGCATCGCTAAATGGATTCCACATACTTAGCCAATCTTCTTTGTCGCTTCAATTGCAGCATCCGCAGCCGCTCTGACTTTCTTGCCGAATAAGAAACCGAGGGCTCCACCAACAACCAGGACGACCACGTATGAAATAAATGTTAACAACATAAGACTCCTTTAAGCGCAATGATGGGTTGCTGAATTATACCCTTGACCACGAGCTTGAATGTCGAACGGTTGTTCTTCCCCACGCAAAGGAAAGCATGGATGTTCAGGCTCGTCTAACGGAACATCGAGCGAAACACTTACGCATCCTGTCAATAAGCACAAA